CCAGAAAAATTTAGTGAATGTATGTATAAAATGGAAAAAAATGAAACAAATGGAATATTAGAAGATTTAATTGTCACGGGTTGGCATTCTGTTTTAGTTGATGATTTAGGTAGTTTTAAAGAAAAAAAAGTAGAAATGGTTGATGATAAATATTTATTAGTGTCTGCTCTATCCAAACAATTTATAAAATTGGAGAATACAAATTTATATACTTATTACCATTTTATTTTGGAAAATAATGGAAACGATGATCAGCGATTTGGAGTATGGGCCAATGGTGTACTAACTGAATCTGCTTCAAAGAACCATTTTATTAATCATAAATTTATTTTATTGTAAATTAATATTTTTATAAAATTATTCAATAATATTAATTTCTGCGTAAATTGACTTAAGTTTTATTAGTATAGTGGATAAGTTACCCTATGGAAAAGTTAGAATAGTAGAGATTATGAAAGAAATAAAACAAAAAAACCCAGAATTGACTATTGAAGTATTTATTTGCGTAGTACATAAACGAATTAACCCTGCATTTTCATATATGGGTATGGGTGCAGCATTATATATGACTTCTGTAAAATTATGGGATGATTATATTTTCCATAATCATAAATGTGATTATGACTTGTTGATAGATCACAAAAATATATGCTATTAATTTTATAAAAATGGGCATTTTAAATGAGAAAAAGTGTAAAATATTAATTTTATTCAAGCGTAAAATAAGTGAAAGCGATAAAAAAATTAATCAGAATCCATTGTTAAATCAACAAATTCTGGAGTTTTAACGCGTACAAATTCTGGAGTTTTAACGCGTGTTAAAGGCATCCCTTTTTCACAACCAGGACATTTATGAGAAACTCCTTCTATAGCGAAACCGGTTTTAGGTCTGAACCAACATTCTTTACATATTCTATGTGCTCTATTATCGTGTTTCTGTAAACATTCCAAAGGAATAAGCGTATTTATTTTGTCATTTACATTTACATTTTTACTACACATACAACATTGTGTTATATCATAATAATCATCGTCGCCTGGACCTCTTGCTATATTTTTTCTTCTTTTTCTATCTGTTGTTTTTCTAATGCTTTTTGTTCTTTTTGTTCTTTTTGTGTTTTTTGTTTTTTTTAAATATGTTCTTGTTTTCCTTCTCATCTTAGTTTTTTTCTCTCTAACGCAATAACTTTTCCCTGAAATTTTATAAGAAATTCCTTTGCACATTTTAGTTGACATTATAAATTAGGTATATATAATTTATAATAAATTAAAATAATTTTAGCGTGATTTTTCCATAAATCGATATAAAATATAAATTCCAATTGCTGCTAAACTAGCAAAGTACATTTGGTCTACTGGATCATCTGACATAACAGGTGCAGCATCTTTTCCAACTCCAGTTTGGAATGTTTCTTGGCAGGTAGCATTTGTTACAGGATTCTTACCATTAGAAAATGTGCAAGGGTCCATATTACCAATATCTGCTAATGTTACATAATGTGTTTCTGAAGATTGATTATTATTAACATCTATTGTTTGCATTGTTAATTCCTGACACGGAGGTGTAGAACCTGACATAAATGCCCGCATAATAGCAAATGGATTTAACACATTTAAATTTCCCATTGCACCTGGAATTAAACCTTTAAACTCTGAAAAGTTTACACCAAGTCCTTGTGATATAAAAGGTATATTTCCCACAGGAACATTATCTACATAAATATATCTATCTACTTGTTGACATGTAGAAGGATCATTTGGATTAGAACAATTATCTATAGCAGCACACTTTGCACCTGTTTGTAAAAAAAATTTGTTTCCTAAAGGCCCTCCAGTTGCAGAAGCTTGACTATTTCCTGTTACTAATACTTCTACATATTGTATTAATCCGTTTACATCTTGTGCCATTTGTTGAATAGTTCCATCACTACTCATTCCTAACTGACTAGGGGTTTTTATATTTTTATAATACGGATAAGTTGGTCCTAGTAGTTTTTGTTCAACCGCTCCTGCATCAGTTAATACTTCTTGAAATATATTAGACATTATACTTAAATTATATAAATATATTTATTTTTATAAATATTACAATTATGACGTTATCTAATTATTAATTTCTATTTATATTTAACTGCTTGTTCCTGTTACATTAGGAGGTGTTCCACCTGTTAAATTATTTGCATATTGTTGTTGTGCAGCTACTAATTGGGTAACTTGTCCTTGTAATTTAACAACATTACCACTAATATCTTGCACTTCTGAATTTAGTCCTGTTAATCCATCTAATTGTTGTTTTAAAACTTGTATATTTCCAGCATTTTGTTGAGCTAAAACTAAAGCATTTTGTTCATTATTTGTATTATATGGTTGATAACTAGAATTAGAACTAGGATTAGGGTTAGAGGGTGGACCAGGTGGTAATCCCGTTAAACCTTCAATTAGTGAAATATCGCGTGCTAAAATAATTTGCGAAATTATTAATAGGATAAAAAATATTATAAGTAAATTAATCAAGCTCAACATTAATATAATATAATATTACTTTTTATTTTCTTTCATAATAATATAAATGTCATCAGCTTTTTATCCATTAGGAATGAATTCTATGCCTGCTTCAGGATATACACACCAAAGCACATATTATAATAAACAATATATACCATGGAAAGGAGTAGGTCCGAATAGTTTTCCAGTAGGAACAGCTCCTGGACATATAAGACCTTTAACAAACAAAGATCCTGGAAATGTTTTTCAAACTGGTTTTGGATTACCAAGACCAATTAAACATTATAGAAAAGGCAGAGTTATTCCTCCTCAACCTACAACAGGTGTTCCAAATCTAGTTGGAAAAGACCCTTATAATAGTAATATTCAACTAACAATTGATGAAAATGCTTTAATTAATTATAATACTAACAGATTTGTTAAATCAAGTACATCTGTTCCTCTTGGTGGTTCTAGAAGTAGTTCAGGTTTATTAAATGATATGATGGGTGCACCTGGTGCTTATACAGTTAAACTAAATCCACCTAATGAAATAGATGGTGTTTCACAACTTAATAAAGATTGTCAAACATGTGAAGGTATAGGTATTGTTGCAAGTTATAAACCTAATTTAACTTATTTAGAAGAAAATCCTGAACCAAATACAACAAATCCTACTTGGTGTTGTAATGATGAAAGAAAAGCTAAACGCAGAGTTATTTATGCAAATACATTTTTACCAACTAACTATTACACTACACACTACCAATATTTACAAAATAGATGCAAAACTTATAACCAAAAAGCATTTAATTTTTTATCATATAAAACAAATCTTACAAATGGAATATACAACAATAATCCTTATTATTATTCTGTAAATGGTAACAATGGGCCAGCTCCTGGAAGTCCCGAATCACTTGCAAATGTATATCTCGCTAATTGTCAACCTAATGCACAAATTTATAATGCAACTGAAAATGCGCTAATTAGTCAAATGCTGTCTCTTATGGTTAATTTACAAATTATAACACAGGTGCAAGTAAATAACTTTTATACGCTTAATATTAATTCTATTCAAGGATTTTTTACTTGGCTAAATGGACTACCTGATAATCAAAAAACGCAAGCATTAAAGATATTTAATGAGTTTATTAATAATCCTTATTGGGGAATGCCGCCAACAGGACCATCTAATCCCACTGGTTGTCAACTTGTTGTGTATAATCCTAATAACTACCAATACGCTAAACAAGGTGCGGTGAGTAGTTCTACTAGAATTCTTAAACTTAATGTCGACACTATTTCCACTAACGCGGCTTCTATTAATAACTATAATAATACTGGCCCATTATTAGTAAATGCTAATCAGTTATATTATGGTGAAAATAATAATGTTGCTAATTTATATAAAAATAAACCTGCTAATAGAGGATGTATTAAATATCCTCTTAATTTCTATCAATCAGGACAATTTCAAAATAAGAAATATTGTTCTTATAAGACATTACCTTCATATAGACTACCAATTTCTCAACAACTTACATATAGAGATTTTCCTTCTACTTGGAAAAGCTCTAACCATTTCTCTCAATCACCAAATACATATAATACAACTACTGGAAGCGCTTCTCATAAATAATATAATTCTAATATAATTCTAATATAATTCTAATATAACTCTAATATAAATAATTATTCAATAATATATTCTTTATTATAGTTTCATTAATTTTTATAAAAATTCAAAATATATTTTAGTATCAAATAAAATATATTTACATATATTCTTTAGTTTGTTCTCTATTGTCTTCTTTATTATCTTCTTTATTATCTTCTTTATTATCTTCTTTATTAATTGGCAAAAATATATTAGTTTTTTCTGAAAATTTATTACAAGGAATTTTATATTTTTCACACCAAGAGACAGATTTTTGTATATTTATTTTTTTTATAGTTTCTATTTTTTCATGTTTGTTTTTATTTTTAAAAATATTTATTATTAAATCTAAAGTTTCCAATTGTTGTTGTCCAAAAATAATATTAATATCATTTAATCTTGATTTAAAATAATATGGTATATCATAATTAATAATTGATGATATTGTTGTTTTATTATTTAATTTTTTTAAAAAAACTAAAAGTTTAAAATAATTAAATTTTAAATTTGTAAGTTTATCTTTATTTGTTTGAAAATTTTTACAAATAATATACTTATCAAATTTAGTAATATTGCTTGTATTTGGTTTTAAAATATACGTTTTTTCATATAATGATGATAATATGTAAATAATATCTATAATTGGTTTATGAAAAATATCATTAATTCTTATTACACAACTACCATTTGATGATTGATTTCTAAAAATAATCATCAATATTTCTATCAATGAAATAATATATTGATTAAAATTATTAGTTTTAGCTTCAAAAAATAAAAAATTAAACTTATCATCTCCAATTAAACAGATTGTTTCTTCATTTATTTCGTTATAAAAATTAACTTCGTCATTGAAATTTTCTCTCAACATTTCAAAGCATTCTGTTGTATCATTACTGTTATTTGTTATGTGCAATGTTTTTATCGTGTTTGATTTATATAAATCAAATATATTAAGTGTTATACATACTTCTAAAAAATCATAGAATACATTGGATTTTGGTTTAAGTTTACTAACAGAAAATTTGGAACCAGGAACATTAGAAAAAATATATTCATATGGATTAACAATTTTAATAATATCGTCATACTTATTGCATGATATATCGTTATCATTAGAACATAAATTCAAAATTTGGGTTTGCATTTCAGTATAATAGTTAAAAAGACTGTATGAAATATATGGGTTAATAGAACCTTCTGAACTTTCAGGATTTACATAAATATTATTATTTATTTTTGGTAATATATAATAGCTCATTTGTTAACTAATATATATTATAATATTTATTTAAGTAGTTAACGATTTTATACTAATTAGTCTTCGTCTGTGTCAGTATCGTTATTTAAAACTAAAGGTTTTAATGTCTTTTGTGGTTTTATTTCTGGTTCTTTTTTTTCTGGTTCTTTTTTTTCTTGTTCTTTTGATTTTTTAGTTTTTTTGGGTTTTCTTTCAGGTTCACGAGATTTTGGTTCATCGATCGCTTCAGTTGCATTTACAAGCATTATTTTTTTTGCTAACTTTCTTACCTTAGGTATTATTTTTTTTTCTTCTTCTAATGCAACACTTTGCGCTTGTTTTGTATCTTCAGCGTTTCTTAAGGCCGCAGTTTCTTGATATTCGCCCAATTCAAGCTCAACGTTTTCTGTATTAACTGTTCTAATTTTTTTATATATAAAATATCTATTCAAGAATGAAATATCTTTTTCAGGTCCACTCATAAATGGAGCTTGTTCATAGTCTTTTGCTTTAAATTTATTTTTCTCAATTTCACTCAACATATATGCGAATAATTCACTAAATAATCCTGAACCATCTGGAAGCCCCATATCTTGAGCCTCTTCACGGCTTATTATTTCAAACCCATAAGCACTCATAACACGATTTAAATAATCAAAATTTACTAAATATTCTGAAATAGTTTGATTTATTGATTCCTGATATACATCTATTCTATAACCAATTGAACTAGAATCGTCGTCAAACGTTTCACCGCCATAGCTTTTCGTAATTTCCCATATTTTTTTCTCATTTTCAATAATTTTTACGGATTCACCAGTTTTTATCTTTCTAAGTTTATTAAATACTAATTTACCATCATAACACGTACCAATAAAGTATCCATTATGTTTAGTACATTCCGCTAAATTTTTTAAAAACCCTTTTAATGTGTCAGGATTTTCAAAGAAATAGTGTATAGCAAATTGACAAGAAGAAACATTAAATCCGTCTACTCCTTTGCCATATTGTCTAGCTACACCTTTTCCAATTTTTTCTGTTTCTTTATCCCCTCTTCCAAAGACTGCTGATGTAATTTGTTTTGCTCTATCGTTTAACATTGCACTACCATCTTTAATATTAAACGCACTATTTCCATTTACAAATAAAGCATATGGCACATTTTTATTTGATTTTTTCATTTTTAAAAATCTTGCACAAGCTCCATCTAGACGATTTTCTAAATTGTCTTTTGATATATCAATACCAAATACAAATGATAATTTTGCTGCAATCCATTTAGGAAGGTCACCTCCTTTACCACAAGCAAAATCTATTAACGTGTCGCCTTGCTTTGAAGAGCCAATAATAAGCTTCTTTTTAACATACAAATTATGAAAATTCTTCATAGCTTCAGTTTTAAATTTTCCGGCCGGTGTATTATAATAAACATCTTCGCTTACATTTACACTTGGAATGCCTAAACCAGTAGACAACATATCTTCTGTTATTCTTCCGCTTGGATGAATTGATTTCCAGTTTTCATTACATACTTTATATGCATTTCCAAATTCTTTTTCTCCACGTCTTAGTTTGGCAGTCTTATCATATCTTACTCGTAATGGTATCCATTTCCACCCATCTTCTTTAGTTAAATCGTAACTGAATTCAACAATAGTGTTATCTTCAAATACTTCATTTTCCAATGAAAACATTTTTTTACCTCCAGAACCGTCAGTTCTTAACATTAAGTTGCATAAACCAGCATTTGGATCATATGGTTCAGTAGGATAAAATCTCATAGGCACATAATCATCTTCTTGTTTATCTTCAAAACGAGGTGTATAATCAGGAATTTTATCATCAATTATATCTTGACAAGGATTAATAAAACCGTCTTTAGATTCTCTAAATCCGCATCTCAGTTCAATAATTTTATATTCATTGTATTGAACTGCTGAATCATTATTAATACCATCTTCATAAAATGTTTTTATTATATCATCTCCATTAGGACCTTTTAATGTACTAATTAGAAAGTCGATAGTATTATATTGAGGTGGTTTCCATTTAAAAGAATTTTCCCAAGTTATTTTTGTTTTAGGACCTGTTTTGCCAATTTCATTTGACCCTACACCATATAATGCGTGTGAAAATATCAATCCATCTGTGTTATATTCAAATCTTCCTTCTCTCTCTTTTTGTAAAATTTTATTACAACCGTCAAATATACTTTGTTTGATACTTGCAGGGAAGAATTCTTTTGAAACAAATTTAAGTGGTGATATAAAATCATTTACTTTTCCAAAACTTTGAAGCATTTCCTTAGCTGTTTTTTTTACTTGTGGTTTACCAGTGTCAAGCACAGAAACAAGTTTTAAATTACGCTGTATAAATATAAGAAATTTATATCTTGTGTCTTCTACTTCATCCCTTTCATCTAATAATATAAATTTATTATCTCGTATGTCTTTATGTTTAAAATAATAAACATCAAATGCTGCATATAAATTTATGAATTTACCATTTTTATCATGTTTAATTAATTCACCATCTATTAATGAACCAAAACACTCATTACTATAAGTTTTTGCTCCTGTAAATATAACATCCATATTTGTATTTATAAGGTATAATTCACCTTTTTCAGATATATATAATAAATGACGTTCACCGTCTGCTTTATCAGTAACAACAAAATCTTTTCTAATGTTAGGTTCATTAGAATTTTCATCAATAGGAGCTATATTTTTTAGTTGTAAAGTGATAGAATTAGGTCCTATAAAGTTTCTACTATTTATTGGTTTAGAAGGATTAAATTCGTCTTTCCAAATTAATCTCATATAGTTATTCATTATCATTTTTTGTTCAGGGTATGAAATAGGATAATTTGTTTGTTGAAGTCCACACAAAATAATTTTTACGACTTTTCTTAAAGCAACAAGGATTAAATCAGGATTGTTAAATTTTGTTTGAGGTCCTATTTTTTTGTTATTAATTTCGATTTCAAATTCATAAACTTCGGAATTTTCAAATATATTTGACTCATCCAAAGTATAATAACGAATCATTGGACCTCGATTTTCACGACCAAATTTATCTGGACGTCTGTTACCAAATTTTGATATACTAACGTCTACAATAAAAGGATAGTCTGGATGTTCGAAAGAAACACGATTTAAAAATCGAAATTCTTTTTTTTCTGACCTCCAGTTAGTCATTATATTATTTTGAACACCCATTTTAATTTTCTCTTCTAAACTGTAAGTAGCTCTGAAATTGAAATCGTCAGAATCAACAGGAAATATTTTAATTGAATTTCCGTCTTTCTTAATAAAGACTTGTTTTTTTTGTATAAATTCAATTGCTGTAGGATTTGCAGTGTATAGAGATTTTATATCATTACTTTTACAATAATCTTGTATAGTATGTAATCCTTTTATCTCAGTTCTTACGTTTGATAATTTTTGTTGACCATCGTTGTCACGAAATTCGCAATAAATGCGCAAATAATATTGTCCATTACTATCACCTGCAATTTTAAATCCTGAAGATTTAAGCTTTTTAATGACATTATCATAATCATTACGAGTTAATTTTTTTATATCTTTTATATCCTTTGTTCCAAATTTTACTTCGAGTTCATGATTAACAGAAGGGTTAAATGTATATGGGTTGCTAGCGTAAAATATTTTAATTAAATTATTTAATCTTTCTTGAGGAGTTTCTTTTACTTCCTTTTTTGGTACTTCAACTTCTTCTTCTGGTTCTAAAACCTCTAAGAGTTGCGCAGATGTTTCTATTTCTTGTTTTTGTTGTGGTTCTTGTTCTGGTTTTGGTTGTTGTTCTTGTTCTGGTTTTTGTTTTGGTTCTTGTTCTTCTGGCTCGCCATCAGGTGTAAATGTGCGAACATATTTTGCCTTTACACGTGGTTTCCATTTTTCAGGGTCACCTTCATATGTTCCTTCTCTTATTTTTTTCATATCTTCTGCATCCCATTTCTGTAAAGTTTTTCTATACTCTAACCCCATTTTATCCTCTTCCTTGTAAAGTGCAGGACTAGATGATGATTTTGCTTTAGACTTTTCAACTTCGTTTCTTTTTTTATCCTTCAACATTTGCTTCAAAAATACAAATCTATCACGAATACCAAATGAATCAATCTTTAATTTATCTTTTTCAGTTAAACTGTTCCAAAATTCACTCAATTCAGGGTCTGCCAAATTTCTCAAAATTGATAATTGAATTTCCTTGTTTGGATATTTTAAAATTTTCTTTTTTGTTTCTGAATCAAGACTTTTAAATAATGTATTTAATTCTGGCTCACCATAATCAATGGATTCAAGTTCACCTTCTAAATTAGAAACAATTGATTTTTCAATAGCACTCATTATTATATATATATATAATATGACATATTTTTAAATTATAGTTCATTTTTTTTTAAATTTAAAAATAGTGAATAATTGTTTCATATAATTCATTTTTCGTTTTTGCCTTTCCAGTTTCTTTATTAGTAATTTCAATATCTAATTTATTACATATATCAAGAAGGTCTTGCACTTTATAAGATGATAATGCTTTAATAGGTTTGGCAACATTTTCGATTTTATATAATGATTTTTTAATATTATCAATTGTTTCTTCTGTAGCCATTTCAAAACCGTATTTATTATTATATTTGCTTTGAGATGGGATTTCGCGAACAATATAAATTATATTTGTATCATTCATTAATAGTTCATAATAAGTTTTTTTGCTAATATAAATAACATTTATATTTTCAACTGCACATAATGATAATAATGTTTTCGAGTTTATAGTGTTATCATTAGCTAAATTGTTTTCTATATTAGACTTTGTATCAAATTTATACATTTTAAGCACATCTTTATTTTTTCTAATTGTTGAAATTAAATCAATTTTCAATTGTTTAGCAACTAAAGAATTTTTATTGAACATTGTTTCGTAGTTTACATCGCCATTTTTCATTATATAAAAACACCAAAAAAGAGTGTCTTGTTGATGAGGAATAAATAAGTCAGTTTTTTTTACAATATTTGGCTTATAATTATTGTAATTTAAAACAGTAACGGAATTTGCTTTAGACTTTGTAATTTTTAATCTCAAAGATTTCTGCATATTCTCTTGATTTAATATATAATTTTGTAATTCATCAAATACATCATTATATGAAATCATTTTACTTGTTACTTAATAATTTACTATTATCTTTAATATCTTTTGCAAAATATGTATTTCTATAATCTTCTTTTTGTTGTTCAATACTATTTAACGTAATCTCTTGTGTATTAACATATTTAATATAAACGGTTAATTCGTCAATAATTTCTTTATTAAGTTCAGAAAGATTAATATGAATTCCATATTTATTTTCGTTTAAAATTACTTGAGGATGTCTGTTTAATATTCTAAGTACCTCGATTTGATTAAATTTATTCATATTTTCAATAGTTTCTCTTATGTAATTAAGTTCACTAACAGAATAATTGTTAACATCATTTGTTGAAAGAATTGCTTCCATTTTATAAATTAAAGCATTTTGTTTTTAAATTAATAATTAAATATATAAAAATAAAAAATATTTAATAACAATTACGTAATACAAATTTCTAGTATTTATAGCATATGAAATGTGTAAATTTAATCTTCAAAAACTAATTTTGGTTTAGATTTTTGAAAATTTTCTTTTTCTTTAAGTTCTTTATTTTCCTTAATTGTTCCTATAATTGAAATATATTTGTCATTTAGTTCAAAACGTTGTCCAATGACTTGAACTTTAAATTTATCTCCTTCTTTAATTTCTGAAAAGAATGGGATAGCATAGTGATGATCCTTTGCAATAAATACAACAATTGGTGACGGAACATCATCTGCACTTTCTGCGCGAATGCCTGCTTTGGTAATATTTTTAGCAACACAATCTATTAACTGTCCTTCAACAGGGAAACAAATATCACATTCAAATACTACTTCAAATATAATTTTATTACCATTCATAATAGTTCCACTAGAATATGAAAGAATTACACATGAATTTGGTTTTATATATCCTTCAACAACACACTTACCTTCAAAATTTGCTTTAATATTTTCTTCGATAGTTTCTTTTAAATTCTTACCAATTGTAGTAATTGGTAAAACAATTTTTCTGGTAATTAAACATCTAGAGTAAACAGATTGTAATTTTGCTTCTCTCCTTCTTTTTTGTGTTGGTTTAGATACAGTTTCCATTATATATTTAATACATATAATCTTTTAATTATATTTTTTGTCAATTTTATTTATTAAATATAATTAAATTTTAAAACGCTCTTTAATGTTGTGTTAAACATGTATAGTATAAAGTTTATATCCTATTGCTAATTCAGGTGTTAAAAACCATTTTTTATCATCTCTCTTAATTGTATTGAAAAATCGTAAAATAAATTCTTGAAGAACGCATAATTCAACTTGCCCTACAGCTTCATTAATAATATTGCCATCTGCGTCTTTTTGCATTTTTGTATTTTCATTAGTATATTTAGTTTCACCTATAATTTCATTTAATTTTTGAAGCGTTTTAACCTTTCCTGCTTCATCACATCTAGCACCTGTATCACGTTTTGATGTCATATCTTTTGTTTTAAATACTAAATTACGATTGCTTTTGTCATATCCAATAAAACCTAAAATTTTATTATATTCATTTGGTTTCATTGTAAAAAAATCTTTTCCTTCTTTTGATATAGAAATTTCTCTCTTATCTTCTGGTTCAGCTTCAATCCATTTGTTATCTTTATTTAATATCATAACCATTAATTTGTTTAATTTATACATAACAAATGCAGTAAAACTTCTTGTTGTAATACTATTCATTTCAAAGTATTCTTTTGCAATCCACTCAAATGTCCCTTCTTGTATATTATCTAATGAATATAAATAATTTAAAACATCTAGTTTCTCTTCAAATGAAAGGAGTTCTATCATATGTGCTACAATATAATTAATCAAATGTGCTTTTGAATCTGGAAAATCTTTCGACATTTTTCTTATAACAATACCACAATGTTTATACCAATTATCATCTCCTCTTGGAACTTTTTGTTTTTTAGAAAATTCGCGACTAATATCAAAATTAACTTTCATTTCATCAACAATTCGTTTACCTTCAGGGAAACCTATTTTTTCTTCTTCGATTAATGCCTTACTTAAATTTCTTTTATCAATTACAGGCTTAACAATATTTTGTTTAATTTCAAAATTAATCATACTATGTTTATAATCAATTGGAACAGACCTATCAAATATAGATGCGTTTTTATCTCTTAATTCAATTGGTTGAAATAAATAATATTCACCTATATTTACTAATCTACCATTTCGTCCATATTTATCTGTAATAAACTCATTCTCATCTTCTATTAATTGTGTTAATGCTGCAAAAATTTGAACATAAGGATATTCTTTAGGAGTTTGTATAGATTTTATTAATACGTCTTTTTTATAAAAAAAACTCTCTTTCATAAGCATTCTTATGCGTTGTAAAATTTTTTCAGAATTCATCATAATAAAACTTTCATTATATGTATCTTCGTTTAATTCATCTTCATTTATATCTTTATCTGGTCTACAATTAAAATTACAATCCGCCATATAATCACAAGCAGGAGAGAAAGGAGCATCACCAATTTTAAAATCATTTAAAATCATACCATTTGATAATTCTTGTTTAATCGGTTCCTTTAAAATAGATTGAAACATTTTTTGTGTAAAATTTGTTTGATCATGATTTATAATACAATCAACAGCACTTTCTTTTAAAACTCTAGTTACTTTCCCAATTTGTATTGCTTTATATTCAGCTACACGATAAACATATAAATCAGCCGCTTCTTCTATATTGTTACCTAATATTGTTCCATACATAAAAATTTCGACATTTCTTTTTTCAAATGGTAAGTCTTTATGAGAGAAATTACGAACTGCTCGGCCTATGATTTGTTCAATACGGTTCATATTATACCATGGGTCTATTATATGTACTTGACGAATAAACTTAAAGTCTATACCTTCTGAACCTGCTTTAGATATTAAAACTACTTTTACTTTATGACCATCTTTATTATTATCACTTGTTAATCCTTTAACTTCAAAATCATTATCTGGAGACAACTTTGTATCACCTGTAATCATAGCGTACCGGGCAGGCATAAAATTTGTTTTATCTTCTGACGGTTTCATTGTTCTAACGTCAACAATATTAGTTGGTCTCTCTTTAAATAATGGTTTTGTTCCTTTTTGACCAAATCGTGCAAATCCCATTTCTTCTAATGCAAGTGCCAATGGAATTAATCCACCATCAATATACTGAGAGTAAATTAATATAATGCCTTCAGATACATTACCTGTTTCTGGGTTTACAATATTATCAATTATAGATTTAATTTTAGCACTGTATTTTCCAATTATATCTCGAGAGAATATTCTACCATAATTATCTAATGTGGATTTTTTATATTCATATTCCCCTTTAGTTGGAGGTGCATTTTTTTCAATGAAATTCATCATTCTCTCTAAACCTAATTTACCAGTTAATTGTTTTGGGTCAATAGAAGAGCCACCTGTTAGTATTACATCTCCACCGGATTTATTTTTAGGCACACATATTTTAGATTTTGGTGGCTCTTGTTTTTGACCTTTTGGACATCTAAATCGTTTTGATTTTTTACTATCGTCTTCACTAGCATCGAGAGATAAATCAAATTCAGGTTCTCTATCGTGTTCTTCTATATTTTCTTCTACAGGTTCTAAATTTTTACCATCATTTTCTTCATCGTCTTCATTAACAATAGTTTCAGAAAAACTTGGTGCCAATTCTTGAGACAATTTTTCAGGAGGCATTTCATCTAATTCTGCTTTTAATCCGTGAATTGGATATGAAATAATAAGAGATTCCAAAGGTATTTGCAATTTATCATATCCAAATGATTCCATATTCTGAAAACTAGGCATCTCTCTTACATCTCCAGTTTTTGTAGTTAATAAAAATTTTTTATTTCTTAAATTATGAATAATGTATTTATAAACACAATATTGACATTTACCACAATTATCACATTCATTAACATTTGTTAAATATAAACTTAATATTCGTTTTTTATCTTCATGTTTAATTTTAACAAGGTTCATTTGATATGAAGGATACTTAATTGCTGGAAACGTGTTTTCTTTTGCAAACTCACTAGGGTAAACTCTATATGGAAAATTGTAAGGGTTCTCTCCACGAACAAATGAAATATATCCGGTGGCTTTTCTAATTAGAAGTTCTTCTCCATTTTTCTTAAAATCGCCTTTTTTATCAAAAATATCTTTTACTTCAACTCTAGCTCTTCTATCATTTGTATTCATTAAATTTAGAAGCCAAATAATTTCTTTATAATTATTGTACATAGGAGTAGCAGAGAGAAGTAAAAAACGCATATTTTGTGCAGCTTTAACTAGTAGTTCTAAATTTACAGCAACTTTTTTACTATTTTCATTTTCATCCGTTTTACGAATATTATGAACTTCATCAATTACAACTAATCTATTATTAAATTCATTTCTAAGTCTTTTAATAATTCTAACATTAAGATCTATTTTATTTTCTTTAAACATTTGAATTTTTGTTTTTTCATCTGCACGACCAGGTTCTTTTTGTTTAGTTCTTCTTTTAAATCCCTGTCTTTTAACTTCATCTTCATAATTCATAGTTTTAATTATATAGTTTGCAAATTGAATATATCCTAGAAAGATATAGTATGAATTAATTAAATTTTTAATTTGGCTAACAACTTTCTCTCTAGACAATCCTTTCATATTCATTGGATTTATCTCTTTTAGTAATTTATTTCCAATACAACCTTTAATATTCCATATGCCATCAACTTGTTTTAGTTTTCTCTCGTCAAATAGCTGTAATTTAAAATTATCTTGAACATTTTCGGAAGCAACAATAATAATTCTTTTTGTTATACCAGTTTGTTTCATATAATCTCGCATCTCTTCGCACACACCAATTGCACTGCAAGTTTTGCCCGTTCCTAATCCATGATAGAGCAATAAACTACTATAAGGTGTTTGAAATGACATAAAGTTTTTGACAAATGCTTGATGAGGTTGTAATTCAAAATCCGCTTTTGCTAAAAGGTCAGCCTGTTCTTTAATATTTTCATAAATTTTTCCATCATATTTTGTATCATTGAACTCTTTTTTAGTAGCAATCTTAATATTAAACTCTTTATCATTTAAATTTGGATATAAAAAAGGGTTTTCTTCCGAATGTTCAGAGAGATATTCTCTCTCCACAAATTCTTTTTTTAATAAAAATTTATTACAATCTCTAGAATAATAATGTTCATCATTACAATCAATTGCATCATATTCTCTTTTTAAATCTTCTTTTGATAAATCAAAGTCAATTGGAGTATGAGAGGTAGAGAG